TGGCATTTAATCTTTTAATCATGCCTGCCAGCCAGTCTCCATGCGATTTGAATTGTAATAATTCGCATTCGTCTAGAGCATTTTGTAGGTCTAGTTCAGTTAGTTTTTTCATAAAGTGTTCTCAACAAAATCCTTTATTGATGGACCATATCCAAAAAGATTAAAATTGTATTGATTGTTTAATTTGTTTAACTCTTTTAATGAAATATAATCACAATGATTTAAAACAAGATGCGTTGGTTGGTTAATCTTTATTGCCCTATTAACAAGTTCATATTGAAATCCTCCTACTCTTCTAACTCGTTTTGTTACTGTAGTGTATTCTTCTGGTTGATTTAATTCATGCCAAGAAGTTTCTTCCTCTAATGGACCAGAATTTCCTGCAACTCTTATTGCTTTTGTCCTGCATACTAAAACAATTGTATCTACTGTTAATGGGCTTATTCCAATTTCTGAAAGATACGATGCCGCTGTTGTGTCACGAGATGTAACATAGGGATAATGTGGTGAATGATGAAGGGATAGTCCAAAGCCTTGAGTCCCTTCAATTATTAATCTTTTAGCAGAATACATGATATCTATTGTGTCTGCTATGTAAGGTTTAAGCTCTTTTATTTCTTCAGCAAAGATAATGTTACCGCTTCTCCATATTTTATCAATTAATGCAGCTCCAGACCCAGAACAAGTTGATGAGATGTTTTGTAATTTATTACTTTCTGCATCCTTATTATTATAAGACACTCTTACAGCTTTTGGATCAATAAATACTTTGCCTGGAATATTTTTAATTTCTTGCAAAACTTTAATTGGATCAATAAGACTTCCAGCAGAAATTATTGAAATGGCTCCAGATAAAGAAGACCCAGGAAAGTTATTAAAAACTAATCCTTCGACTGTATGCCCAGAGTTTATTCCTCCAGATCTAACAACTACATTTGCATTTTGTTTCTTCGCAAAGTATAAGGCTGCTTTACCTTTACCTTCAGATCCGTATTGTCCTCCAACAATAATAGTTGTTTTCATTAATTTATCCTAATTAGTTTTCATGCTTAATTATCTTATCAATTTCTTGTTCTTTCTCAGCTATCTTTGTATAAAGCATCCCTGCATAGTGTGCAATCTTTAATAAGTCAAGCCTCTGCTGGCCTTCACGAGAGTTCTTACCATATCGATTTAAGTATTTTTTCATTTGTGTGATGAAGTCAGCTTCGCTAAACTCTGAGCATTGATCGTGGCCCTTATCTCCGTATTGTGGAACTGTGTAGGTTTCAATGTGGTTAAATACGTTATTAGCAAATTTATGCCATTCAATTGCACGTAATGAAGGCCCAGGTTCGTAATCTTCTTCCGATGGACAAGGATCAATTTGCATAGTTAAACTCCATTATTATGTTTTTCTATTTTTGCTACAAGATCTTTCAATCCTTTTTCAATCTTATAAAGTCTTTCAAGTTCAGTAGCAGCTTGTAATCTTGCTGTAAGTAATTCAAGTTCATCAATACCATATGGGTTTCGCAAACAAGATAACATTATATTCCTATCCATAACTATTCTTTTTGTTGTATAATCTGTTGTTGGAGAAGCATAATAAAAAGAACTTCCAGCATATAACTCTGGATGCAATACTTGACATGTTTTACATGCACTTGATGGTAATGAACAACAGCAAGTTATTCCTGACATAATAATCTTTTCTCCTATATTTGATCCAGGTTCGGTACAACAATTCCTCTATTCACCAACTCAAAGAAGCATCGCTTAGTTGCGCTGATATCTGCATAGGCATCATGCGCTCCATCAAAACATTCACTAAATAAGTGTTCATGCAACTCGGTTAGCTTTGGCCATTTTGGTTTGCCAGCTTTGTTTTTCAGTCCGCACATTTTTACCACATTCTTATCTTTCATGGTACAATGGTTTGGCAGATCAAGATAGAATGCACTTCTAGCTTCATCAGAGAGTTCTTCCAGGTTGCGTTCCATCATCTGATAAACATAGTTCCAATCAAAAGCAAAGTTATGACAGACAACCAAATCTGCCTGCCGGAGCATCAAACCAAATTGTTCAGCTGCTTCAAGTTCTTCAATGCCCTCAGTGTCTGCTCTCTCAATGGTGATGCCATGCACTTCTTGAGCATAATAATTCATTGATCGTCCATTACTTTTGATGATGACATTCATTTGATCAAATTCTTCTTCTTGACTGGCAAGAATTGCTCCAATCTGTACTGTCCAGGCTTGCTCGGGATCGTTGGCAGAAAGAGCTTTTTTAATAAAGTCGGAAGTTTCTGTATCAAAGAATAGTACTTTAGTAGCTGGTGTCATTTAGTTTTCCTTATTTTTCTTCAGTTGATGTTAATAAACTTTTACGTCCATGAGCAAATCCAAGAGCATATTGTTGCCTTTGATTTTCTAGCCCCTCTAACAATTTTAATGTATAAATTCGATCTTCTTCTGATTCGCAAGAAATAAGATACCATGTATCTTTACTTGTTGCCCAATGGTCAATAAAAACTATATTACTTTCTTTTTGCCTTTCAGCATCAAAAGCCCTATGTGAATGAACTATTAATATACCATATGAAGTCATTTAGTTTTCTCCTTTATTTAAAAAATAATCCATAATACTTTTACCTAAAGTAAAACAAACATGATCATACTCATCCCAATCAGTTATAGCAGGCATAACTTTTAAATGTCTTGTATAATCATTAGGAGGATCTTTCCAGGTAATAATTACATTCTTATGTAAATTATCAAAGGTTACTAAGGGGCCAGCTTGAGCGTCTGTAAAATATGAATCTGTTATTTTATTCTCCATTTTTTAGTTCTTCTCCATTTGATTTTTAATAACATTCCTATCCATCAGCCTGAATATTGTTCTATCAAGATATGTTGGATCACGGATCTTTTGTTTCTTCTTAATGGTGGTATACACACAAGTTGTGGCAGAATTCTCTGCTTTCAGTATCCCAGATTGCTCGGCCATTTCAACATAGCCACGTAACTGAGGGATGTTGTCTACATCCAGGTGAAAATTTCTAACCAGTTCTGTCCATTCAAAAGATTCGTGAGCATCAATGAAGGAAAGTATCTTTGCATAGATGTTAGCCTGACTTGATAAGCCAAGTCCATAGAATGCGTTTGGCATCTCAAGTTCTGTTGCTTGCATTATTGCTAAGGCTTGCTCGAAGTGTTCAGCCGTGATAATCATGTCGTCAGACTCGGCAGCACACACAAGCATACAGACCTTATTCAAATGCAACGGTCGCCTATGATTATAGCCTAAGAATCGCTCGCTTGGCACTCCTGACTCGTCATAATCTTGCTCATACCAGCGGACATAAGTTTTGAGAAAATCCTTACTTAGGGTAAACTGCCCGGATAAGTTTGCAATTTCTTGCAGGTCGTTTTCTAAATTCTTTTGGGTCTCTTCTTCTTCTTCGGTTAAAAACTGCAAGGCTCTTCTTTGCTTGGGTCCCTGGCCAACTACGAAAATTATCCGAGAGATCAGGCCACCACCAACTGCATCTTGACTCAGCTTAGATTGCAAGAGACTAGGAGTTATGCAACCAAAAAGCGTTAGCCAACAATTAGATATGTCTTCAGTCTTTCTTGCAAGGGTTTTATACTTCCAAGTATCTGCACAATCAAACAGGTCAGTCAGAGAGGCTAGAAGCATTTGGTCTCTATCGTTCAGGAAGACTTGAAATTCTTCTGACCAGATTGATACACTCTTATGCTTGCGAGTAAATCCAGCATGGTCAACATAAGTATCTTCGCTGTCCATGAGTTCTTTGTACAATGCCTGGGTTGAGCCTAGCGAATCTGCACCAATGTTAACGTCTAGTTTTTGTACAAAACTCTTTGCAATCTTCATCGCTGTGCCTTTCCGTCCTCCAGGTGGACCGACAAGAGATACGAATAAGTTAGGATAAACATAACCACGAAGTGCTCCCCAGTTACAATAGCACTTTCTTCGTAAGGCAGAACTAATGGCTGTTAGTCCGCTCCAAAGATGATATAGTTCTGGTGGCTCTGTTCGCTGAGTATATTTCATATAGTGAGATAGCCAATTATCTAATTGCCTCGACATGAAAAGGTTCCTTGAATAGCGACGTACGATTGTTGAATGGGCTTTCCCATTTTATTATCTCTTAAAGAATTTACCAATTTTCTGGTGGTACTATTCCTTTTTCATCCCATGATTGACCTAAATTATTAATATATTCTTCTTCTTCATTACACCATGTAGTTAATTGTTCTTTAACACTTGATGAAATAGTTTCATTAGTTATAGTTAATCCAGATCTAATGACAAGAATTACTTCTTTTAAATATTGTTCAGGTATATTAAGTGTTTCAGTAGCCATTTTTAATCTTCTCC